TCGTAAAAATCTTTTTATTTCTAAATTTATTCACAGGTAATTCCTCCCAAATGTTTTGATAAATTCTTCTCTCGTTCCGTTGTTCTCCTCCCAGTACTTCTGTGCCAGCTCCTTGAGATACCTGTCTAGTGGTCCGTTGGGATTACGATGCACTGCCTCGCCGCCGTTGGTATGATGATTTAAGCATAAATAAACTGTAAAACCATACTTTTCGGCTTGTTTTCTGTTGCTACTGCCATATAAGACATGATGCCTATGTAAATTTTGGGTTGTTTTGCAGAAAAAACACTCTTTTTTAGTTTGTAGTACGCTATTCATCGCTAGAATCCTCGCTTGTGAAATGATATTCCATTAAATCAGCAATCATTAGGTATTCTTTTGCGATTTTCCCACTTCGCGTTTCTTTTACCTGTTTTCTGAATGCTTCCAAATCTCCATGGAAGCATCCGCAGTTAACCATTATTTTTTTATTTTTATCTCTGTAAAAAGTTGTGCATCGGAATTCTGTCCCGAATCCCTTTACTAATGCATAATCTGCATCGCCGGAAACCTCTGCATTGTCGGACACCTTTGCATCGCCGGAAACCTCTGTATCGCCGTACACCCATGCATTGCCGAAAACCTTTGCATTGCCGTGCACCCATGCATCGCCGTAAACCCATGCATTGCCGAAAACCTTTGCATCGCCGTACACACATGCATCGCCGAAAACCTTTGCATTGTCGGACACCTTTGCATCGCCGTACACCTCTGCATTGCCGAAAACCTTTGCATTGTCGGACACCCTTACATTGTCGGACACCCTTACATTGCCGAAAACCTTTGCATCGCCGGAAACCTCTGTATCGCCGTACACCTCTGCATTGCCGAAAACCTTTGCATTGCCGTGCACCCATGCATCGCCGGAAACCCTTGCGTCGCCGGACACCCATGCGTTGCCGTAAACCCTTGCGTCGCCGGAAACCCATGCATTGCCGTCTTGTGATATATTTTCCTCTTTCTCCGCGTACCCGCCTAGCTCTCCGGCTTTCACGCTCCCAAATTCAACCAGTGCTTTGATTCTAAATAACTTTTTTCCAAGCGCATTTGTGATAAATTCTGTTGTTAATTCAAATTTTTTCATTTCTCTTCTTCCTTTCTTGGCTTCCATTTTCCTAACATTTGTTCCAATTCTCTTGGTGTTAGCGTTTCAATTCCTAAGTCTTCCGCTTCCTGTATCGTGCCTTTGATTAGCTCGCTCATTTCCCGGCTGTCGTAGGTGTGCGAACCTCGCATGAGCCTGTAAAACACTACCTCTTTGCCTTTTTCTAGCCGCCGTCCTATCGCAACCGTGTGAATGTCCTCTTTTTTGTACATGATGTTGGTTGGAACATTGGTTTTTAAAACTGCTATGTCCCCTTTTATCAGCTCCGGCTGTCCGTATCTGCCTATCATCAAATTCTTGGCTTCTGCCTTGCTCGTTCCGACTTTTTCCGCTATTTTGGTGACTAGGACGTGGAAATAAGCGTTTGCCGACAAGCTCCTTTTCTTGCGGAACGGTTTAATTATTACGGACAGCTTTTCCAGCTTTTTCAGTTCATCCACGCCCTTTATAAACCGCTCCGCCTCGTTAATTTCCAGGGTAACTGTTATCTTTTTGCTAAAATAATCCACTGCTAAGTTTTTTATTTTTCCAGTTAAATCCATGCTATTTTAGTCCTAATTCCTTCATGGCTTCGGCATATTGTTGTTGTGTCGTCTGATACAACGATTTTAAACCTCTTTGACTTGCCCATTCTTTAATCTGGGCTTCCGTCATTCCTTTTTTTTGCATCAGATCGTAGAGCCGTTTCGCTTCTTTCTCTGTGATAACCTCGTTGCGTTTGTATTCGTCTGTATCCGCGTCTTTCGAGTCGTCCAGGAGAAACAAGCTATTTAACGCGTATTTCCTCGCGTAGCTTGATGCCGCTCCGGTAATTTGTGCCGCGTCCATCTTTGGTTTGCTCTCTTCTTCTCTAGCATATGCTGTAGTACAAAAACTGCTCTCGCTTTCTACATCTTTCAAAACTGCTTTCGCTCTTATGTAAAATCGGTTGCCCAACATAACGATTTCATCGCTAATGGACAGTAGTAAACCTTCTTCGTCTAACAACGGTTTTACCGCCTCGTAGATGTCCTCTAAGCTCCTATAGTTGTATTTGCCAAAGTCGCTGTACTTGCTTTTTGGTACCTTTAATTCTGCCTGAATTTTTTGCAACTTTTTGTGAATATCTCCCATCTTTCTTACCTCACAATCACGCTTTTTGAGGTCTCAATGTGCGCTCCTGCGACCTCTTTCCCGGCTTTAATCGCCTTTTTAATTGCTGCCTTGTCCGCCTGCGGCTCTGGAATCCTGATGTATTCCTCTGTCAGGCTGCCTAAGTCGTCAATGGTTACAGACTCGCTATTTCTGTATGACACGCTGACTCTTGCCGTCTTGAGCTTTTCACCGTCAAGAGCATGGGACAGATAGTCCTTGCACTTCTGTGCGGCGTTCTCGCAACTTCTGCGGCGTTTCGCAAGCTTTTCTTCCTCCTCTTTGATTGCCTTTGCTTCTGCGGCATAATTCTTTACCGCCAGCGCGATTCCCTCCACCTTTTTGTCTCTCTCAATGTTGAGGGTCTCAAGTTTTTCAAGGTCAATAATTTCTCCTGTCTCCTCGTCTACGCAATCCATAATTGCACTGTCAATCTCATATAGTGTCATTGTTCTTCCTCCTCGTATCCCTGCTCGTATTCGTTGTAACTTGTCGCACCTCGTTTGATTGCTTTGTGTGCTGTTCTGCACTCATATTCCGCCTCAAGGCGCTGTGTTTCTAAATATTCTTTTACAAAATCATTCATTCGCTTATTATCCCCGACATGCCGACCTCTATACATTCATTGCATATATATCCAATTTTGCGATTGTAAAACGCTTCTCCTCCTCGTATTTTTTCTTGACAGATAACACAAACCGGACGTTGCGCTAAAAACCACTTTTCCTCCTCGTACATTTTTTTGATCTCCTCATTGTATCGGTCTGCCATTTCCTGTCCCCCATGCCTCTTTAATAGCCTTGCTCAGTTCGTTGTAGCCTCTGGCGTATGCCTCTATCTTTTTCATATCGTTGCTTCTTTCAACGCCCAGCCTAAACAGCTCAAGCAGTCCCTGCGCTACCTCTTTGTCTTTGATATCGACCCTGACTTCCGCCGGAATCACTACTTTCCCTGTCACTTCGTTGTCATATTCTTTCGCCGGAAATCCGGTTGCATTAATCATTGTATCCATAACTTAGCCTCTCTTTCTTTCCTGCTATCCAATCCCCTAACGCTCCTTCGCATTGTTCCGGAGGATAATTTTTATTATCCTGCTCTAACCGCCCAACTATTTCTCCCAGTGTGGGTAGTTCTGGTACTGTTTCTTTCTGCTCTATCGCTCCCGCCGCTCTTATCATTTCTTGGAGTTTCGGTGGGTACTTGTCTATCTCCTTTTGCGCTTCTAACGCCGCTCTGTAGCTTCTGAGGAAGTTTGACTGTATGACCGTCTGCATGGTCGCCATATCAACTTGGCTCCAATTGCGGAGCGTTTCCGGCGTTCCTACCGCCTTCTGCAAAATCTTCGGGAGCCTGTCAAAGTTTTTCTGGTAGCTGTAGCCGCCTTCTATCCACTCGCCATTTGTACACGCCCTTGCCACCGTTGCCCATGCTTCCTGCTCGCTCAGGTAGCTGCTTTCTGCCTTGAGTTTACTGGCACACTCCAAAATATCTGCTGGCGTTGGCGGAAACTTTCCGGTCGTCATATACATCTGTGCCGCCACACTTATTGTCTGGTAGTCGTTGTTCTTGCCTACCAGGCGGTACCACATGTCTAACGCCTGTTCGTTGGGAACAAATCCCGGAGCCGTGTAAACGGTCTTTAGTGCGGCTACGATTTTAGAAAACTCCGAAATCGTCATACATTCCGCCTCCCTCCTGTTCTTTCTGTGCTGCCCAGTGCTGTATATCTCCGTACAGTCGGTCGTTAATGTTCTTCGTGCTGACGTTACCTGTCTTCAGCTCAAAGAATCCTAACCACTCCTTGTCCAATGACTGGTCTATGATTTTTTTCATCATTCCCAAATCTCCGCCAGACAGCTCATGTAATTTTTTGAGCAAAGCTTTCAAGGCTCTGTCTGTTCTTACTGGCTTTCTGATTTTCTTACGCATAGCAAGAAATTCCAAAAACTTGCAGTTAAGTTCTTCATCCTCGAAATACTGTTCCGGTTCTTTCTTCGCACGCACACTCTCTTTTATTCCTTTAGTACTTGATTCCTTAAGTATTTTATTATTTAAGTATTTTATTCCTTTAGTATTTAATTGCGTTGGATTTTCCTGTATAGGTTTTTCCTGTGTTGGTTTTTCCAATATAGGCTTTTCCTCTTTAGGTTCTTCCAATACAGGTTTTTCCTGTGTTGGCTTTTCGTAAATGTCGTAAACTGTACCGCTTACCTGTCCTTTTTCGTTTCTCTCACGAGTCACTTTCAAGTATCCGAACATTTTTAACTCTTCTAATGCGGCTCTTACGCCGTCTACGCCGTCTTTATTCAAATTTGCCAGTCCTTTAACTGTAAAGTCCCAGTCTTCCGGTAAACTAAGCATAAGACTCAGTAGACCTTTTGCTTTTAAAGACATACCCTTTTCTCTAAAATGATAATTCGACATAACGGTATAGTCTGTCGTTTTATTTATTCTCATTACTGCCATGTCTACCTCCTATCTTGACAAATCGCCAAGTCTTTTGTAAAATCTAGTTATGTTTTATTTGGCAAGAGCTTAATGATAAGGCTCTTCCTTTTTTACCTCGTGTTCTACGCCGTCCTTATCAGTGTAAAACACTTTGTCATACTCTACACCTTGTTGTAGTCCTAAAAGGGTGTAGAGTAGTCTAGCAACATACTCTGGTCTCGGAGGTTCATTCATTTTTTATTCACCCCCTAACTCCTTTTCAGGTACCACAACTATTTTCGCACCCAGCTCCTTAGTGATAAGTTCCAAGATTTCCACTTTTGGAGAATTTTTACCGGTTTCATATCTAACTATTGTATTAATACCAACGCCGACTTTCTCGGCTAATTCTCCTTGTGTAAGCCCTTGCGCCTTTCTTAATCTTCTTAGTTTTTCTCCTAACGTGTTCATCTTTACACCTCGAATCTCTGTTGACGGTTATATTCGTCAATTCTTAACTTTGTGTTTGTTTTCGGTTCCCAGTTGTCTACATAGTCAATAGCTTCCTCATATCGTTTACGAGGGATGTTGTTCCGACTGTTAACTTTAAACCGGTCTTGCAAATCCCTGTTACACTCCGCGAATACAACTTTGCTGATGCATGCATACGCTTCTGTGTTCTTGCCGCCTAATGCGTTTAAAACAGCTTTATTGACGTGCTGTCGCAATGTCTGTTGTTGTCCGTAGTCAATTACCATGTTGCTCTCAAGGTTTTTTATACGGTCTTCGTGGTCTCCATAGCCTGTGGCGAGTAAGCCTATCTGCTCCGCTATTGTTGCAGGCTTCTGATAACCACCTGTCTTTCTGATGGACGGAAGAACCTCTCCGGCTACCCAGTCAGTAAAGCGTTCTGCACTTTCTTTTCGGCTCTGGAAGATTACTTTGTAAAGATTAAGTTCGTTCACAAAGTTTGCATTTTGTTTTCTTCCTACACTGTCGATGACCTCACTAATAATGACCCCATCTTTATTCAGTCTGGTTTTTAACTGACTGATATTTTTAATTTCTAACGCTCCGCAAACATCTGGCAAGCAGAAATGCGGCTCGTCATTAATTATCTTGGTTCGAATTGCTCCAAACTCATTGTTTTCGAAGATTTGAATATTATTCATCTAGTCACCTTCCTAAATTACATTTACATCACCTGATGTTATCACTGTGCCGTCGTTGCAGACAGTAACCCTTCCGCGCTCAAATAAATCCGCACCAAAGAAATAAGTTACTATGTAAAGAAGTTTGCCATTGTGAAATGCAGCCACGGCTGCTCTCTCATTATCTCTGTATAGATTTCTTGTTTCCATTTAGTCGCCTTCTTTCTGTTCTTCACATTCCTGCTTCTTATTGCTTGCCATTGCTTCGCCCATACCAAGTAAGTAGCCTTTATTAAATTCAGACATATTAGGAATAGCTTTTGTTATAGCTTCAAGAATCTGTTTTTCTTTTTCTGACATCTTTAACACCTCTCTTTCTCGACCTGCCATCATCAGTACCGGGAGGTCGTCTCCGGTAGACGGTCATTCCTGACCGTTTCGGCTATTTATTTTCTAAAATAATTTCAAGCACATTTTTTTCTGTCACTCTCATATCAGTAACTCTTTTGTCTAAAAGCTCATCCGTTCCACAACTCAAAAAGTCATCCGCAAAGTGCTCTGTTTCGAACTTCATACCAAACGTTGTTACTACTGTTCTAATCAATGTGCTATTGTCGAT